TTGGTTTGTTCAACTGTGAGGCCCGAATTGATTTATATCGATGAATATGTAAAAGCTTACTATGCAGAGCTACCAAATTGGCCGACTTATGAGAAAGCGTTTGAAGAAATTGAGCGGCAGTATTTGAAAACATTCGGGCGCAACCGATACGCAAACTATGCCACGTTTAGGGTGGTGCTGTGCCGGTGGATGAAAATAAACAAACGTTGTTAACCGATAAGTGAATAATTTAAATTTAATTTGTAACTATGCAATTAAGGCTATGGCCAAAATTTAGGACTGAAAAGCGAAGCAGTTTATCGGCTCCGCCTGACTGGTTAGTTAATACACTAAGCAATATTTTTGGCATTCAAACTAAATCAGGGCAGGCTGTTAACGAACAAACTGCGCTAAGTATTAGCAGCGTTCACGCTTGCGTACGTGTTATTGCCGATGGAATTGCCGGGCTGAGCTTGAAAATCTACAACGACAGCAACGGCGAGAAAATACAGATTACCAATAACTACGCGGCGGCTTTATTGAATGATCCTAACAGCTATCAAACCAAGTTTGATTTTATCAAATACATGGTGGGGCAGTTGGTATTGAAGGGCAACGCTTATGCGTTTATAAATCGCGACGCTAGATTTATAGCAATCGAATTGCACCCAATACGCAGCGAGTTTGTCGAGCCGATTATGGAAGATGGGCAGCTGTTTTATAAAGTGAACGCCAAGGGATTCCCTGGCATGATTCCGGCAACGGATATGCTTCACTTTAAAGGGTTGTGTACTGATAACCCATTGAAGGGGAAAAATCCCATCCAGGTGCATGCCGAGAGTTTGGGTATTGATTTGGCTGCTATTGGCTCCAGCGCTAGCGTTTACAAAAACGGGATATTGAAATTCTTACTTACCAGCGACGCAATGATTAAGCCAGAACAGGCCAGCGCGTTGAAGAATAGTTTGGATGACGTTATTAACGGGCAGGCGCGCAGCACGGTATTGCCGAACGGCGTTAAGATGGAGCGTTTGAGTTTGTCGCCCGAGGAGGCGCAGTATATCGAACAGCGTAAATTCTCAGCGCAGGAAATTGCCCGCATGTTTGGCGTGCCGTCGTCTATGATTGGCGCCAACGATGGCGGCGTGAAGTCGTCCGTTGAGCAGGAGTTTCAGGATTTCTATGCGCGCACGCTATTAGCTTATGCGATTAACATCGAGCAGGAAATGGGCCGCAAGCTTTTAACGGAACAGGATAAGCCTACGATGTATTTCAAGTTTAATTTTAATTCGCTGTTGAGAGCCACGGCAAACGATCGCGCGGACTTTTATAACAAAGGTATCCGAGGTGGATGGTTATCGCCAAACGAGGCTCGCATGTGGGAAGATATGAACGGTTACACCGACGGCGCAGGTTACATGGTGGAAGCAAACTTAATACCAGCGGACAGGATGGACGAATACATGGAGGCTAAGATAATTAACCTAACAAACAAGGCATTGAATAATAATAACCCCGACGGGAATAATAATAATACACAGGCATGATTGAAAAAAGAACGATAACCGGGACGATTGAATATAGAGCCGAAGGCGATGCAATGCCCAAGGAATTGGGCGGCATTGCTGCGGTTGTTAATAGCGTGACGGATTTAGGATATTTTGAGGAAGTAATTGCACCGGGTGCGTTTGATTACGCGCTTGGAAAAGATTACGATATTCGCTGCTTATTCAATCATGAGAGCGAATTAATATTAGGCCGCACCAAGGCCAACACGTGCAAAGTTTTTGTAAACGCTCAAGGCAATTTGGAATATACTTGGGTGCCTGATTACGAAAACCCCACACACGTAAGCGTTGTGCGTTCAATTATGCGCGGAGATATTACGCAGTCAAGCTTTGCCTTTACAATCCGTGAGCAAACTTGGACAGAATCCGAAAAGTACGGAACAATGGGTAAGCGCGTGGTGAACGTTATCGAAGATTTATTCGACGTTAGCCCTGTGACATATCCAGCCTACGAAGAAACCGAAGCCGATGCGCGCAGTATTTTGAAAATGCGCGACGAGGAAAGAGAGATAAGCGACGCCGAGCAATCAAAGGCGGACGCGGATATAATTAAATTGATTGCAATAAGATATAAAAACTATTAAAATGAAAAACATAAAAGCACTTAAAGAAGAGCGCGGCAGCTTGTTAGACGAGTTAGCTGGCTTGCAGAATGTTATCGAGCGTGAAGCTCGCAGCATGAGCGAAAAAGAAACTTCTAGATTATCTGAAATCGAAGCCCGTTTATCGGCTATCGCTTCCGAGGTTGAGAAGTTGGAAAAATTGCAAACCCTTGCCGCTCAGGCTGCTGGTAACAGCGCGAGCCGTAGCGAAGAAAAGGAGAAGTCAAAAATGAAGGAGCAGTATAGCTTCAAACGTGCTATGGAGATGGCTATCAGCGGCCGTCGCGATGGTATCGAAGGCGAGTTTAACGCAATCGCTGCTGAAGAATATCAGCGTAGCGGTGTTTCTGTTTCTGCTCATTCCGTTAAAATTCCTTCCGAGGTGTTTAAGCGTGACATGACTGCAACCGGTGGAACTTCAGGTTCTGAGGGTGGAGTAAATATCCAAACTTCAGTAGGTTCAATTATTGACGTGTTGCTTCCTAAGACCGTGTTGCGCGGTTTGGGTGTTCAGCAATTGAGCAACTTGGTTGGAAACTTAGACCTTCCAACTGCAAGCACTTTGCCTTCTGCTGGATGGAACACAGAAAACGGCACAGCTACTGAGAAAAGCCCTGCTTTCTCTAAGGTAACTTTTAGCCCCAAGCGTTTGGCTGCTTATATCCAAGTGACAAATCAGTTAATGTTGCAGTCAAGCAACAGCATCGACGCGTATGTGCGTAACTGGTTATTACAGGCTATGGCTCAGAGCTTGGAAGCTGCTGCAATTAAGGGCGGCGGTTCTAACGAGCCAACTGGTATTATTGCTAACAGCAGCGTGAACGTTGTTTATGCTGGTGGTGCAACTTCAAATTCAACCAACGCCAACGGTGCTGCACCTGTTTGGGCTGACGTTGTTAACTTAATGAAGGCAGTTGAAAACGCCAACGGCGATGGAGTTGCTTATTTGACTAACCCATTGGTTAAAGCTAAATTGCAGACAACCCCACGTCAATCAAGCGGCGTAGAGGGGAACTTCATTTGGCCTGCTGGCGGTTCTGAGTTGAACGGTTACCCTGTAGCTGTTTCTACTTTAGTTCCTAGCAACTTGAGCAAAGGTACTTCAAGCACTTTGAGCGCTGCTATTTTTGGAGATTTCTCTAAGATGGCTTTAGCTTCTTGGGGTGGTATGGAGTTGACTGTTGATCCTTATAGCGGTGCAACTGCTGGATTGACTAACGTGGTATTAAATGCTTACATGGATTGCAACTTGTTGCAGCCTGCTGCTTTTGCAGTTTGTAAGGACATTGTAGCCTAATTATAACGGGGCGCGGCTCGTTATCCGCGTGGGGCGTAGCTGCTTAATTGTCGCCTACGTCCGCTAATTATGAAAGTTAAATTTTTGATTAACCCGACAGGCAAATGGAATTTGTCCTACAATGCAGGGGAGGTTGTGGAATTAGAACAGAAACAAGCCGAACTATTAATCGAGGTAGGCGATGCCGAGGCGGTAGTGGAAGAGGTAAAACCAAAAAAAGTAAAACCAATTAACCCCGAAGAGGGCGACTAATGATCACAGGAAAACGCATAATAAGTTACAGCCACGCGGCCACTGATTACGTATCGCTTGCCGAAGCCAAACAGCATTTGCGCGTAACGTCAACAGCGGACGACACCTATATTAGTAATTTGCTATCGATGGCAATAGATGCCTGTGGGCAGTATTTGGGATATAGCGTGCGTAAGGCTAGTGTGCAGTATGGGTTTGATTCATTGGTAGGGCAGCCTGCTATTATGAATCCTGTTAATGGCACCGAGCAGCCTGTGGGTAATTTATTACGGATTCCTTCAAGAGTAATTAGCTTAACAAGTGTTCAGTATGTTGATGACAATAACACAGCGCAGGCGTTTAACGATTATATTGTATCGCCTCAGCCATTGGGTACTTACGGCCGCACCATATTTATAACCAGCGCACCGAGCAGCACAACCGACGACGTGACGAAATACCTGGTAACGGTTACCGAAGGGTTTGAACTTGCCACGGCTACT